TAGCTCTGACGAGCAAGGCGCTACAAATGGCGATACCTACAACATCAACTCAGGCTCAATTACGTTAACGACAGCTAGCGAAACGGCATTATTATATTTAAAAAATACAGGTGAAATTGATATACACATTAATATCGTGGGTTTCTTAATAGGGAATTCTACCGGTGGAAGTGGGGATATATTGGCTAAGGTATATAGAAATCCAGAAGGCGGGACTATTGTTGATAATGCTTTACCGCCAGATGTAAACATCAATAAAAACTTTGGATCAAGCAAGGTGCTATCAGCCAATATTTATAAAGGGCTTGAGGGTCACACTTTGACCGGTGGGGATGTTGGTTATTACTCGCTGCTTGGTGGTGCACCTTTAGCTTATACTATTAGCACCGGCGCGTTGATTATCCCCAAAGGGTCTAGTATTGGGGTGTCTGTAATTCCTCAGACCGGCAATACATCAATGGATATGCAAGTTTTTTTCTCAACTATCGAGTTTAATCTTTAGGTATTATTATGATAATAGAAAACGGAGTTGGCGATTGTAGACCGGCAAAAGTTGATAAGACTAATAAGTTGCTGGTTAGATCGGTTATAGAGGACGGCGCTTTTGAAGCTGTCATGGATGGCAATCATTATGCCATCACATCAGGCGCGATAACATTGACGGGGACAGTTTCAAACGCAATGCTTTATTTTAAGAACAATGAGAATTTCCCATTAGTGATTGATAGAGTTATTGTTAACACTGGCGATTCCACAGGTGGGACGATTGATGAGTTTATATTGACTAGTACATTCAATCCCAATGGATTGGTTAGCGGTGGCGGTGTAGATGTTACGCAGGTTAATACCAATCTAGGATCAAGTAACTCTTTAAGTATAACAAGTGAGAAGGGCGCGGATGGTGCGACTGTGGACGGAGGATCAACTGCTGGCGCTTGGCGAATTGAAAACCCAACAAGGCACAGATATATCGATGTTAGGTGGTTTTTGCCAAAAGGCTCAAGCGTGGCATTATCGTACACACCACCGGCGTCTAATACGAGTATGGTTGCTGTTTGCGCGGTCAATGCTCATTTGGTCACGTTTTGATAAAGGCAACTATTGAAGATGGTTACGGTGACGGTCACAGGGTAAGAGTTAATAGTGAAGGGTCTATTCCAGTTGTAGTACATCCGCATCCACCAAACGCAGAAAGTTTTCAGGTTTTACCGTTTAGACAGTATCTAACAGATGATGGAGCGAGTACCGGATCGTTTGATATGGTCGTTGATGGGGCTACTACTAACACGCAATTTTTTATCTCTGCTCAAGATGATCGAGATATTTATATTAAAACGCTATCGGTTGTAATAGCCGATGTGAATGCAACTCTTGACGAATTCGGCAATATAGGCGAATTAACAAACGGGATGGATTTTAGATGGTCTACTCAGAATTCAGGCGATATTATTATTAATGAAGCGTTAAAAACGAATTTTGATTTTATTAGGCTTTCAGGAGGTCGACCGGCTTTTGGTGCGGGTGCTACAGCATTTAGAGCTGGCAATGTATCCGGCGCTAGCGAAGGTTATATACCTTTTTTAGATTTGGCGCTTATATTTGGTCTTCCTTGGGGCTTGAGATTAAGAAGCGGCACAAAAGACAAATTGCTTTTCACCGTTAGGGATAATCTAGCAGGGGTCGACGCCTTTAATATTATTGGTTACGGCGTACAGCTATTGAATGAATAGGGTAAAAAAATGGCGTTAATAGTTGAAGATGGTACACAGGTTGCGGGCGCTAATAGCTATGTGAGCGATGCTGAATATGTTGCTTATGCTTCTGCCAGGGGTAAGACTATCGCTAGCACAGCTACACTAAGAGAGATTGAACTGATTAAATCTATGGATTACATAGAAAGTCACAGACGACAATTTAAGGGCCAAAAGGTAGCATTCGATCAATCGTTACAATGGCCTAGATACTCAGTTTTTATCGATGGCTTTTCTATCGATTCTGACGCTATACCAGACGAGCTAAAGAACGCTCAAATGGAGACGGGGATTGCTTATAATTCTTTTGAGGTGCTTAGTACCGGATCAAATCAAAATGTCGCTTCTGAAAAGCTCGACACATTAGAAGTAAGTTATTTTAATGGAGGCTCTTGGAGTACGCCTCAACTTGAGACAGTTGATGTGTATTTAGAAGTGCTTTTAGATACATCTTCTATTGGTATTAGTGGTTTAGTGAGTCGAGCATAATGGCGGTTTTAAGGTCTACATTCAGCAGTTTAGCTAGCAAATTTCTTAATGATACTTTTGCTGACTTCGCTAAAGATATTAGCATTATTGAAGATATTGAAACTGACAACGGTAGAGGCGGCACAACTACTGAAAGAGTAAGCCTTGCTAATACGATTTGCTTTATATTTCCAATGGCGGGAAAAGAAAACCTTGAGTCTGGCGGGTTGTATTCTGATCAAATGTTTAAGTTCTCAATGAAGCCAGTAACAGACCTAACTAACAAAATGATTATTCTGTATAATGGGTTTGATTATAAAATAGAATCAATAGAAGATATTGTTGAGGCTAATGTGTGGATTGATGTTATAGCAGAGAAGGATTACCCGAGATAATGGCTAATATCGTCGTTGAAGGGTTGCAAGAAATCCAAGCAGAGTTTAAAAAGTTTGTTTTCGATATGGACAAGGCTATAGATGATGCTGTAAAAATAACCGCTTTTAAAGTTCACAACACAGCTATCGAGAGTATTAGAGAGCCTAGCAGCAGCGGTAATTTTGTTAGTCGTGGAACGAAAAGACACGAGATATCGAAAGAGGGTGATACGCCAAACACTGATACAGGGCGCTTAGTTGGTTCGATTGCGGTATCGCATGAAAAAGGTTCACAAGTTGCATTTGTAGGTACTAATTTAGATTATGGTTTTTTCTTAGAGACTGAAATGAGTCGGCCATGGTTAGAGCCAGCAAAAAATGCAGAGGTGAGTTTTTTTAAAAATAACATTGCTAACGCTATGGACTCACAAATCAAAAAGGCTGGAAAGTGAACGAAATTTATCAGGCGATTTATACAAAACTAGATACTGATTTAACAACCAGTATTTACGATCATGTTCCACAAGATAACTATAGTTACCCATATATTAGATTAGATCCGTTAGAGCTTAATGAGCGAGACACAGATTATGAAACGGGATTTACAGCAACGGCTCAAATAATTGGATTTAGCCAAGTTAAAAACAGTGTTGAAATAGTTGATATTGCTACAAACATTTACAACAGCTTGCATAGATGGGCTTTCCCAGATACAACGAGTTTCGGCGTTTCGACAATCCATCAAGAATTTAGTACAATAGCGTTAGAGAATGACGGGGTTACTCGTCAATCAATACAAAGATTTAGAATTATATTTGAGCCGTTACCGGCATAACAAGAGGGTTAGAAAATGGCTATAGGAATTTCAATAGTTGGTCGTGATGTTACGGCGACGGTTGGGGGCGCATCTTTAGTTGGTGAGCTTTCTAAAAATATATCTTTCAACGGTGAATTATTAGATACCACTGATGCGGCGTCTAGCGGTTGGGCTGAATCGGCGGCGGTTCACGGTCTGAAATCCGTTGAGATGGGGTTGAATGGGTTGCTTAAAAACCTTGAATTGGTTGGTCTTTATTTTGGCGCAAGCCAAGCGGTCGAGGTTATTTGGACATTCCCAGACGGCGGCACAACTGTCACATTTGATGCGGTATTATCAGCGCTTTCAATATCAGGTGATGCTAACACCGGAATGACTTGGGATGCTTCATTAAATTCTAGTGGCGCGGTTGTTTATGTGGCTGCCGTATAATGGCTATCAGAAAACCTATTAGCATATCGTGGGAAGGTGTGGAGCATAAAATAATTGTCTCTATGTCTTTGATTGAGCGAATAGATAACGATGTAAATATATTATCACTCGCTCGAATGAGTAAAGAAACTATTTCAATCGTTAAAATTTCCAAACTAATTTATATTTTACTTGAGGAATCAGGGAAATCTATAACTTGGGATGAAGTTTATGAAGGTTTCGGCGATCAAGATAAAATCAAGACTACTGATCTATTTGGCGTCATAGGTGAAATCATGCCCATGCTATTGCCTAGCTTTAACGGCGTAGCAAAAAAAAAGCCCAAGCGACGCACGAAGAAGAAGAAATAAGCCAGTACCCATGGGATAGCGTTTATCAGGCTATTGTCGGTCATTACGGTGTTCAGCCATCCGAGTACTGGAAAATGACTATCCCAGAGATTGAAATAATACACGAAGCAAAACGCTCTAAAATGGTCGGCAATATACACGAGGATAATTATATCAACATGCTAAACCGACAAGAAGAGCTAGAAGCTCAAGGCGTCAAGGTTCTCTAATGGCTGAAACCATAATTGGCGCGTTAAGCGTTAAAATCACCGCTGATACAAAAGGCGTACAGGATGGCATAAAAGCATCAAGTAAAGCCTTAAAGCTATCAGGTCAAAAACTTAGAGAGAACGGCAATAAGTGGGGTAAGTGGGCGCTTGCAGCTACGGCGGCGGTTAGCGGTGTCGCCATTGCTATCGTAAAATCTAATCTTACATCAATCAGAGAATTAAAAAACACAGCTCAGGCGGCTGATACTACGGTTGCGGCATTCCAACGCGGATCTTTTGCAGCAGAGCAGTTCGGAATATCTCAGGAAAAATACGGCGATATTTTAAAAGATGTTAATGATAGAGTTGGGGACTTTCTAATATCTGGCGCTGGCCCGATGGTTGATTTTTTCGAGCAAATAGCGCCAAAGGTCGGAATAACAGCCGATGCGTTTAAGGGGTTATCTGGTCAAGAATCGCTAGGTCTTTATATTTCATCATTAGAAAAAGCCGGTGTAAGCCAACAAGAAATGACATTTTTCATGGAAGCGCTTGCTAGTGACTCAACTAGATTAACTCCTTTATTTACCGACAATGCAAAAGCCTTTAACGCGCTCACCAAAGAGGCTAAAGCTTTAGGCGTCGGACTATCTGACATTGACGTCCAAAAGGCTGAAATGGCCAGCTCTGAGCTAGCTAAAGCATCTAGCGTATTTGATACCATGCAAAAACAATTAACCGTTGAGCTAGCCCCTATTATCGGTGCTATAACAGACGGCTTCGTTAATATGGCTAAAGAGTCGGGCGGGGCTAGCGCGTTTATCCAGGAAGGTATTCAGGGAGTTTTAAAGGTTGTTGGCGTATTTGCTGATGGAATACATGGGCTTAGAGTTATCTTTAAGGGTTTAGAGGTTATAGCTGGGAATGTAATACTTAACATGTCAAAAGGATTTGACCTACTTACATCAACATCAATAAAAGAATTCGGGAGGGGTTTAGTTGATTTTGTATTGGCCCCACTGAGGGATACACTGTCTTTACTTTCAAACTTTAGCGATACAGCTAAGGATATGTTAGCTGATTTTGATAGCGTTATAGACGGCTTATTTGGTAAGCAAACAAAGAGGCTAGGCGATTTCGCTCAAGCTCAACAAGACGCGTTTCAAGCGTCGAAAAATGAGCTAATAGCTTTAGCTAATGAACAACTTCCAAGCGAGCAAATAAAAGAATTTGCGGCGGTAGCGGTTGAAGAATATGAAAAGGTAGCAGCCGCAAAAGTCAAGGCGTTAGGCCAGAAAGAAGAGGGCGAAGGTGTAGGCACAAAAGAAAAGTCGA